CAACTTCAGACGCGCTGAATATTCCCCACGTCGTTTGGTAACCAAGTCCTTCCAGATCATCGATGACCTCTCTGAGTCCAAGGCTGATGTGTCCTTCGACGTTCTCGAAGAAGCAGCGAACAGGTCTAATTGTTCGCACATGATCATAGATGTATGGCCATAGGTGCCTTGGGTCTTCGGCGCCTTTGCGTAAACCGGCTGCGGAGAATGGCTGGCAGGGATAGCCGCCAGTGAGGACATCAACTCTGTCTCGAAAGCAGTGTGCTGGCAGGGTTTTAAGATCCGACCAGATAGGTGCTGGAACCAGCTGTCCCGTTTCCATCTTTGCAACCAAGTTCGCAGCGGCGAAGGCTTCGATCTCCACATGAGCGACTGTTCTATGTTGATACCCGGCAAGCTCAAGTCCTCGCTCGATGCCACCGTATCCCGTGCAGAGACTGAGGACGGTTGGAAGTTCTTTGGTACAATCCACATCAGACTCCACACATCCCGTCGCACTCGTCACCAAAATCCATCACAATCTGATCCTCTGCAGGGTCAGCCAGGTCTGCTTCATCAAGGGGCACAAGTGATCGGTGTATGTAGATCTTGCTTGTTGTGCCACGAAAGTCATCGCGTATGTGTTTGTCCACAGCCACCGCCTGCTCCCATGACTTGGGGTCATTGGCTTTCATCTCACGCCAGGTTGCGTTGTCATGATAGGGACAGAACGTGCATGCGCTTTTGCGCGGCAGTTCGTTGTAGCCGTTGTCACGCATCCAGCGCAGGCAATGCCACCGTGACATGCGTGTTTCGATCAAAGGCCATCGGTTGTTGCACCATTTCTCTGGCGCGTCCTTCATCCGCTGTATCTCGTCGGTGCTGATGCCTATCCACTGCTCGACTGTGTCTGCTGGGATACGCTGGCGCGGTTTGTAGCCTGCCAGTTCGCGTAGCTTTCGTTGGATCGGCGTGACTTTGTAGTCGCGGGTACATTGACGCATCAAGATACCCTCGCCTATCCCACTTGGTGATGCGGTAAAGAACGGCGGTGATGCGCTTCTGTTGTTTGGGTCCATGACATCTTCAAACAGACTGCCTCGTGTGACGCGCAGCACCGGGAACGGCAGTTGGCTTTCTAGCCAGTCGAGCCATTCGTATATGTGATCAGGTTCCGCTTGTGTGTCTGCGAAGATCGCATAATCAGGCATGGGTGTGATCTCACCCTTCGCCGCCATCAACGCCATCACGCTCGACTGTACGCCTGCACCTAGGCTGATTACGGTTAGCTTCTTCATTCTTAATAATCTTTCGGCTTAATCAACCGCACATCTGCGCTGTCTTCATATCTATCAGTTGGGCCTTTATCTATTTCGTAACCCCACAAACCTTCATTTTCTACTTTTTCGTTGTAGAAACGATTAAGTTTTTCTTCTGCCTCATGCTCGTCTTTAGCTTTAACCAGAACCCAATGAGTTCCACTATAATTAACTCTATATCCAAATTCTGTTTCATCACTCATCTTATGCCTCCCAAGGCTTTGTCATTTCATTTGATTCCAGATAGTGCCACACAGCCATGCCAGGCTGAGCGTATGTCTTGACCACGCTGCCCTTATACTTCTGCACATACGACACTGCTTTTTGAGAAGCTTTGTTACCACTGTTCATGCCAGCGGCGCTGAGTGCTTCTCGCGCCAACACTTCAAGTTCCTTGCGCAGATAAAACTTTGTGCTACTCATCGCATCAACCACCACGCCCGCTATCTTGACCTCATCCTCCTCGCTAAGTTGAGGCTTGACGTTGCGCGGTGTGAAGTCGTTGACCTTCCATAGGCCATCATCGAAGTCGAAACTTGCTAAATGTTCTTTTGGCTCACGAGCGTTACGCGCTTCGTAGAAGACAGAGACGTCAGGTTTTTCGCCGCTGAGCTTGATGCCGCTATCGAACCAACCGGCGAACACGCTGCCGCCTCGTGCAGACATGAATGACTTATCATCTGCCCGTTCTTTGCCTGTATGGTGAGCGATGATCACGCTGATACCGTGCATCTCTATGAGCATATCGACACGATCAAGGAGTTTGCGTATCTCTGTGTTGGAGTTCTCCTCGCCATCAAAGAAGTTGATGATCGGGTCTATCAGCACGATGTCGGGTTTGTGAAACGCTATCTCATCTGAGAACGCTTGTATGTCTTGGTCTTTCATCAGGTTCTTGCGTAGCCTGCCACTGATGATCAAGTTGTTGTGCCCCATCGATATCAGATCTTGGTCAAACTCAAAGCGCCTGAAGTAAGTATCGATCCTACGCTTCAAGAACTCTGCGATGATCTCTGCTTGGAACCACATCACCTTCAATGGTTTGCTGAATTCTTCGCCCATGAAGTCTGTGCCAGTGGTCGCCCCTGCTGCGAAGGCGCCAAGCCAGTTGGACTTACCTATCTTTGGTTTGCCGAGGAGCAGCACCCGGCTCTTCTGGAAGATGAATGCATCACCCCAGAACTGTTCGATGCCATCGTCGGTCATATCAGACCATGTGTCGGCACTGAACGGTTGCAGTCCTAGCGGCCCTGACTGTGCCTCTTCATCTCCATCGCGCTTGAGTTCATCGAGCGGGTCTTCTTGTGACTGTATCTCTTTGAGATCTTCGTTGATCTCTGTCTGCCACTTCGATGTCTGCCATGCCATGATGCCTGCATCGACATCATCGGGGTGTCGTTTGATGTGACCGTTGACGATACTGATGGTGGTACGAGTGACCTCGATCAAGTCCATGGGTGGCACACAGGATTGATTCCAGTCTTGTGCCTTGATCAGCACCTCGCGCATACCCCAGCCTTCTTTGACCCACTTGCCGACCAAGCGCGCTAGTGTGTCGTTGCGACTGCCTTGTTCTTTGGGTTCTTCTGTCAGCTTCTCGCGTATGCTTTCGACTTTGCTGCCAGTGTTGAATACATGCACTTGTTGTATGTCGGCTTCGCCTAGCAGTGGCAGGTCATCCAGACCAGACACGCCGTATGACTGATCGCACTTCATGTCGTATCCCACGCTGGGTGACACCATGATGTATCCACCATCGCCTCGGACATCCAGTTTGTTCTGGCCTACGCTGTTGCGGATCAGCGGGTTGGCACCACCGATAGAATAGAAGTAGTGCTTCCCGCCTTTGGGCGAGGTTTGTGTTAGTGGTGTTCGTGTGATGCCACCTGCATCGATCCAGTTCACAGCATCGTCTGAGTCTGCATCGACCACGGCGAAGGATATGCCGGTGATTGCTGCCCAGTTAGCGGTGGGATACTGAGCATGCCACTGGGTGATCTCATCCTGTGACGGCTGAATCTTTTGATAGTGCTGCCATTTGACTCGTGGTGTCTTGGCCCACTTGGCCTTGAGATCTTCCTCGGTATCAAACGGATGACGTTGTCTGAAGTATTGTGGCACCACCTCGCTGGGTGAACCGCAGGGGATGATGTGCATCCCGTGCTCCCACATCGTGTGTAGGAGTTCTTCTTTTGCTTCGGGTGACATGGGCCCGTCTGAGTCGGAAGATAAGAACGGCATCATCACTGTACCCTTTTCACCCAATACACACCGTCATCGATGCGCCTTGACTTGATCTTCATGCCCAGGCCGTAACCCGCAGTTCTGATCCCCCTAACTTCTTCTTCGGTTTTCACCGTTACTGCATCACCTACAGACATTTCGCTCAAAAGCTTTTGCCATTTGCCTGACCCTTTTGTAGGGTGTGGCGGCAAGGGTGAGTTCTTCTCGATCACATATTCCATGTCTGGCTCCTTTACCAGTTGCCGATACTATCCTGCCAAATTAATTAATACAATTTTTTTCACAAAAGGTATTGCACTTTTCTTTTGCCTGAGTCATTCTCCGTTTCGTAGAGAGATGAGTTGAGTTAGAAAAGGAAAAGGAAATGCAAAACGCTAAGTGTTTGGCGCACCAGATTGTCGGCGCAAAAAACAAAAAGGCAGAGCTGGACAAGCACATCAAGAAGCTTGAACGCGACCTGCTCGATACCCAGTTAGTCAGTGCTCTACTGGCTACAATCCATAACGAAGGCGGCGAAATCACAGACGGTCCTTACACCGTTGAGATCCCTCGCACTCATGTGTGGGACCAAGCCATGGTTGATGAAATCCTTGAGGCTATGCCTCAGAGTGATTGGCCCTCCTTTGTTACCCAGCAGATCACCTACAAAATCGATATGCGTAAGTTCAAGGACTTTGCGGTCAACAATCCTAGTGAGGCTGGCCCATGGCACGCTGCGCATTCGATCAAGCTAGGTGATTCTAAAATCAAAAAAATCAACGCTGATAAACTAAAGGAGGACTAATGTCTTTACTTCAGCAGATCACGAGCGCCCGTCCTTCGGGTGGCCCAATACCTCCAGTGCGGATGAATATCCAAGGCACTGACGGTATCGGCAAAAGCACCTTTGGTGCTGGGTCAATAGACCCAATCTTCATACAAGCGGAAGACGGATTGTCTTTCATCAACGCGCCACGTTTCCCACAAGCGGATACTTGGGCTGAGATGTTGGAGCAAATCAAAAGCTTGGTGACTGAAGAGCACCAGTACAAGACAGTTGTGCTGGATACCACAGACGCTGCAGCCAAACTTGGCGAGGCATACGTCTGTGAGCAGAACAGCTGGTCATCAGCAGCTGATCCCAAGGCAGGCTACGGCGCGTTCTACGTTGCCGAAGAGAATGCATGGGTTCATCTGTTGTCTGGTCTCAACGTGCTGCACACACAGAAGGGCATGAACGTCATTCTGCTCAGCCACGTTGCTTCCAAGGCATACAAAGATCCTGAACTGGAGCCGTATGACCGCTGGGAGATGCGCTGCAACAAGAAGGT